TTGTTTAATTTATCTAAAGGAATTTTTTCACCTTTTTTAATATTTAAAGCCTTTCTTAAAGAACCTGGTTTTTTAATTGCTTTTTTAATATTTAATCTTTTTGTCATTATCTTCTCCCATCTGGTTGAGCGTCCAGTCTAAAACTACCATAACGCCAAGTTTCACCTGCAGCATCGTTTTCTATTTTTAAAGATAGTAGTCTTCCTCTCGCTCTAGTATCTACTTTATCAGTAGTAGTTGTTATTGTAAAGGGACCTAAAGGAGAACCCGATTGAACATCAGATGGATAATCCGATATAAACAAAGTTACTTTAGAGTTTCCCACTAAAAATTTATAGTCCGGCATAAATCTTCTCATTGACATAAATAGTTCACCATCATCAATATCAAAATCTCCAGATCTTATAAATGCATCAATAGAAGTTGTACCTGAGCTATTAACTTGATCCGTTCCTACTTCATGAGCATAGTAAATACTGGCTCCATATAAATTCGTAACTCCTAGTATATCTGGAAACGCTGGAGTAGCCGTAGCTTCATAATCAGTTGCGTAAGGTTTTTCAAAGACACCTTGATCCGCGTAAGTAGTTCTATCTAAAGATGAAGTAGTCCAAACATTTTCTTGATAGTTATAGGTTACACATCTATCTATTTGAGTAGATCCTGATTTAGGATAAAACCAATTTACTTCAGTATATAAAGAATTAGGTGAAGAAAAAATTACATCAGATGAACTAAAGTTAAGACCTAAATTTCCATTTTGTGTTGTAAATACAAAATCTTCTACTAAACAAGGAAGAGCTTTTACAGTACCGTCATACATAAAAAATCCGCCTTCATTAGACATCCAATAAACTGCTCCGTTAACATAAGAAGCTGCGTGTTGACCTATACATCCACAGTTAGTACCAACTTGTCTAACACTAAAAGTAAAAGGTGGGCCTACAAATTGAATTACATAAGCTGCAAGATCTGTTAATACAAATACATAATCTTTACCTTGAAGAGCGGCTCTAATTTCATTACCCGTATCAAGTCTAAATGTTCCTGCAGTATTTGTGGCAGTAGGTAAATAAGTATTTAAATTTTCTTGGTTTGAGAATCTTACAAACATAGGATCTTGTGTCGAAGCACTGCCAATAGTTGTTTCTGTTCCAAAATGGAATAAATGTCTGTCTCGATCAGACACTAATGTAAATCTGCTTGTATTTGGATTACCCGTTGTTACGAAACCTGATGTAGATTGTGATGCTCGAATAGTTCGAGCTCCGGATGCTCCAGCATCCCAAGTAAATGTTTTACCATTAAATATAGTTGCAACTAAAACTTGACCAAAATTATCAAGACTCCAATTACCTGGATCTAAAATTACATTACTTACTGTTCTTTCAGTTCCCCAGGTGCTATCGTTCCATAAATAAGTTCCCCAACCATAACCTATAGTTTGAAAAGTTGGCCCTATTTCGACATAAGGATTAACAGTTGCAGCACCTGCTGCAGTCATACCTGAGCCTCCTTCATTTCTAGAAGCTAGTATAGTAAATTTATCTATATCTGGAGTTGTTTGTATTTCATAAACTTTTTCTAATTCTGATGCTGTGTAATCTGAGGCACCTGTTACTGTTACACTTGATAATGTTACATACCTTCCTTTAGCTAAACCGTGAGATCCTTTATTTATAGTTACAGTATTTGAACCATTAACAGTTGTTATAGTGCATCCTGTAATCGCTGTATCTAAGGGCGTAATGTCATAAAAATCATTACCGTAATACACAAACAAACCTTGGGAAGTTCCAATTGCAGCATAACGTTCTCCTGCTAATGAAGTCCAAGTTAACTGCGCTCTAGCTGCGCCAGGTAATGTTTTAGATGCAGCAGTTAATTGTTCCCATCCACCTATTTTTTCAGGTGCAGTATATCTAAAACGTACAAAATCACCATCTACCCATTGTCCAGGTAGAGCTGAAGGTACACTTTGTTTATTAAAACCAGGTGCAAAATCTACTTTTTTTAAGGCCATAATTGTGTTATATAGTAATTTATAAAAGAATGAAAGTCACAATATAATGAGATTATCTTATTCAATACCGGATAAATTATGGTGGATCCATGATTTTTTAGATCAAGAAAATTACAAAGGTATCCACAATGCTATTTTTAAAGAACGTGGAAACATAAATTTACATTCTGTTGAAAAAGAATGGAACAAGATACTATACAATAACATTAAAACTATGCCTGAAAGAGTAGGAGTATCTAATTATCCCCCTTTTGAAACATTAAAAACTTTAATCAAAAGAAATAAATTTTTTTCAATACCTGAAAATATAGATATGAACACTAATATTCATTATTTAAAAAAAGACTCTGGTATAAACTGGCACAACGATGGAGGAGCAACTTACGGAGCTACGTTTTATTTAAATAAAAGATGGAATAGACATTGGGGAGGAGAGTTTATGTTCACTGATGAAAAAGGACATGGCTGGTTGCCTGTAGTTGGTAATAGTTTAATTCTTGTTAAATCACCTTTAGAACATAAAGTTAATACTGTTTTAAGTCCTTTAATTCCTAGAATTTCTATACAATTATTTATGAAAGCATCAACATCATGAATTATTTAGAAGCAATTGTTGAATTAAAAAATATAGTAGACCCTAACTTTATTAAAAGAATTATATCTTTAATAGATAAAAAAGCTAAGAATCCTTTACCTATTTCTAATCAAGTAGATAAAGAAGTTAGAAATGTAAAAGGTTACTCCTTAAATTTTGATACTCCTACAAATCTTTTTTATTGGAACTATATAAAAACAGAAATAGAAAGACTTTTTGTTTTTTATAAAAGTAAGTTTCCTATGATAAATGCTACAAAAATACATCAAATAGATTTATTAAAATATACTTCTGGGGGTAAATACAACATACACATAGACTATGCTCGTGAACTACCTAGAAATCTTAGTGTTATTATTAATTTAAACGGGGATTATGAAGGTGGAGAGCTATCGTTTACGGATCAAACAGGAAAAGAAATTAAATCATTAAAACTTAACAAAGGGTCCGTTGTATTTTTTCCTAGTAATTTTTTATATCCTCATTTAATTAAACCTATCAAGAAGGGAAAAAGGTATAGTATAGCAGCATGGCTACAGTAGAATTTAAGTTAATTAAAAATTTTCTTTCAGAAGATGAATTAAAAATGCTTCAAAAATATTGCTATAACAGATTAGATTTCGATAACTATAAAGGAGATAAACAAACAGACTCTCCTTCTTATTATTATGATCCTTTAATGATGGGTTTGTTAGATATAAAATTACCTTTAGTAGAAAAAGAATCTGGTTTAAAATTATTTCCTACTTTTTCATATTGGAGATATTATGTTTTTGGAGGCAAATTAGCTAAACATATTGATAGACCTTCTTGTGAAGTTTCTGTAACAGCTTGCATTAAAAAATATGATAATTGGCCTATTGTAATAGAAGGACATTCTTATGAGTTAGAAGAAGGAGAAGCTTTATTGTATGCGGGTTGTATACAAGATCACTGGCGTCCTGGTATATATAAAGGAGAGGGAATGGCACAAATGTTTGTGCACTATGTAGATCAAGATGGTCCTTTTACTCATCATGCTTATGACAAATTTTTAAAAAGTGTTAACTATGAAAACGGTGCTAAAACAGAAGATGGAGAAATAATAAAAAAAGAAAGATTGAGATGGAAACAAAAAAACTCATAAATAAAGATGCTTTTGATATTTTATATGAAGAAGCAACTAAAGACTCTGCAGATTATATAAAAAAATATATCTCTGAAGTTATAATTACAGATGGCGGATGGTGGAATGTAGCTCTTTCTAAGATAGAAGTAGATGGATTATGCATGGAGCTAGGAGTATATAAAGGAACAAGTATTAATTTTTTTTCTAAAAATAAACCTAAAAAAACTTGGTATGGTTTTGATAGTTTTCTAGGGTTTCAAGAAGATTGGAAAGGAGGATATTTTTCAAAAGGAGATTTTTCTTTAGAAGGAAAACTACCTTTAGTTAATACCAATGTAAAATTAATTAAAGGATTTTTTAAAGATACTCTTCCAGGTTTTTTTAAAGGAATGGATAAAAATATTTCTTTTTTACATGTTGATTGTGATACTTATGAATCTACAATAGAAGCTCTTAATGTAATAGGTCCAGAAAGATTTGTTCCTGGCACAAGAATTTTATTTGATGAATATATTAGTTATATAGGTTGGAGATGTGGTGAATTTAAAGCTTGGCAAGAGTTTGTAAAAAATAATAATTTAAAGTATAAATATGAACTATTTGGTTTGAGACAGGCACTAGTTAAAATAATATAAGGAGAAAAATTACAATGGAAAAAAAAGTAGATATAAATAATTTTATTGGAGTCTATGATAATTTTATTATGCCTGAAGAATGTAATAAAGCTATTCAGTTATATGAAGATCAAGATAAATTTAATAAAACAATGAATAGATTAAGATCTGAAAAATCAACTCCTCTACAGAAACAGGATCAACAACTCTTTGCAGGGACAGATAATGTAGATGTATGGTGGGATACTTTAAAAACTATGATATATAATTTTCATACAGCTTGGAGTGATTATGCAAGACAAACAGGAGCATATGAAGCTTACGGTCAAACTGACTTTAATTATACTACTTTAAAAATTCAAAAAACATTACCTACAGAAGGCTATCACGTTTGGCACATTGAACATGGAAAAGGATACGATAATGAACCCCGTGCTTTTGTTTTTTCTATTTATTTAAATGACATAGAAGAAGGAGGTGAAACAGAGTTTTTACATTTCTCAAAAAGAATTAAACCTAAAACTGGCAGAATAGTTATTTGGCCTGCAGCGTTTCCATATGTTCACAGAGGCAATCCTCCGTTATCTGGTAAAAAATATATTTTAACTTCTTGGATGATGTTAAGATAGATGAGACAAATAAATAAAAGAATTATAGTTGAAGATAATTTTTTTAAAAAAGAAATATTAAATTCAATTTATCATGAATTAATGACAAATAATTTTACCAATAGAATGGCTGAATATGGCAATGTTTATGGTAGAGAATATTTTCAAGTTAAACTAAATCAAACTCATTATGTAGCTCAATTGACTATGAAAAATTTAGAACGATTATTTAATTTAAAATGTACTGATATAAATTCTCAATACGTATTAACTACAAAACACACTGAAGCAAAACCTCACATTGATATTTCTCATGAATTTAATTGTTTAATTTATTTAAAAGGAGAATCCATAGTTAATAATGGAACTGGTTTTTATGATAAAATTAATGATGATTATAAATTAAACACACATATAGGTTTTAAAGAAAATAGAGCAATCATATTTGACCCTCTTATATATCATTCGTCTCTTCAATGGAATGAAGATGCCAAACCTAGATATGCTATGTTAAATTTTCTTAATGTTATTAAGAAGAATAAGAAGTAGGTCTTGCACCTTTTCTAGCTATTTGATCGGATTCACTTTCAGTAGAAGCAACTGTTCCATCATCATTATATGTAGTAATAACATCTGCATCCCAATCAGCTTGTAATTTTGCTAAATGAGCTACGTCCCATCTATTTGAAAACTGACTAATGTCTCCAATGTTTGCCGTAGCATATGATGAGTGAGGTGTGCTATCTCTGTATTCTACTTCATCAGAAGTATTGGAAGCGCCATATTGAATAGCCCAAAGATTTGAAAATACTCCTTGGTTCCAAAAAGAATCATCAGAAACAATATATCCAATTCCTTCCGAAGCACCTTCAGCATGATTTTTAATTATCATTTTGTCATCAAATACTATTGTCCAATTTCCTTTGCTTGCCATTTTTTCTCCTAAGTTTTTATAAGATAAAGAATTGTTAAATAAGGTTGTAAGACTGAACCATTACCACTACCCGCACTACCAGAAAAAGTTGCACTCATATTATGAGAGTGACCACTACCACTTCCGGCATTACCAGTATTACTATTTTGTGTAACTCCAACTTGAGGATAAGAGGGAGCAGATCCACCTCCACTAGCACCACCTGGGTGATTGTGTGAAGCAAGTTGTGCAGTTGATAAAGTAGCATTAGCAGTTGATCCACCAACGTTTCCAGCAGGGGTAAATCCTATGTTTACAGTATTAGCTCCACCTGTTGATGCTAAAGCTTTGTTGTTAGATTTACCAACAGCTACGTTATCTGTTAAATTTGGTACATTAAAAGTTGATGAACCGTCTCCAGTTCCGTAAGTTGTACTTACGATTGCAAATAATGCAGAGTAAGTTGATCTTGAAACTGCTTGACCATTACACTCTAAAAAACCTGTAGGCACTGATGCAGAAGACCACGGCACAATAGTCGCTGTAGGAATTCCCTCGATACCTGTAAGGTTTGCTCCAGAAAAATCGTATTTTGTTGCTTCGTAATTTGACATATTATTTCTCCGTGTAAGTCCATCCTGTTGTAGCATCTCCAGAAAAAACTAATTTAAAAGCTGCACCTTGTGTATTAACTACAAGATTGGATGCTGCATTAGCTATATTAGAAGAGTTTCTACCAACAGTCAATGCGTTAGTATTGAAATCATAACCTTGGTCTACAAAATGTACTTCATCTCCTGTAGCCGGTGATGCTGGAAGAGTTGCTGTAACTGCTCCACCATTTGTGTTTACTAAAAGTTGAGCACCTGCTTGAATTGTTTCTGCTGCAGAAATGGCTCTCCATTTTTTAAGTTCACCTGCTTTTACAACATTAGTTCCATCTGAATATAATGTATAACAGTGTCCTTCACATAAAAGAACACCTGTGCCAGATGCAGTTTTAAAAGTTAAAGTAAATCCAGCGTGATTACATCCATCTTCAACAATGTATGTTTTTTCAACTGAATTTGGAATACTAACTGTTAGGTTAGATTCTAAAGTTCCTGTTAATTTTATAACTTCATTTTTACCATTAGATAAAGCACCATTAGTAAAAGTTAAAGATCTAGCAGCATTAGTTATGTTAAAAGTATCATAACCACCAATTGCTTGTTCTAAAATTAAAAGGTTAGTGTTTGTAATTTGTCCCCAAGTTCCTGAGTTTTCACCGGTTGCTTGGACTGTAAGTTTTAAACTTGCTGATGTTGAATTCGCCATATTAAATTCCTTATATCGTTTATTTTATAAAAATAAAGAGTTAGTGTCAAACTCTTTATGCAACGACTTCTCTCCAGCCTGGAGGATCTATTGGAGCGGAACCGGTATTTACTTCGTTCCAAATTAAAGCATTAGCACTATTTAAAGTTATAGTCAATCCAAAACCATTAAAGGTAGCTGTAACGTCAGTAAATGCGGTTTCATTTCCTAATGCTGCTGTTAATGATATTCCTGTAATATCTACAGGTGTATTTAATTCAACGGTTGCGGTTCCTAAATTAGCACTTAATGAAAAACCTGTTGGAACAGGTAAAACATCTCCTTGCATTCCAAGAGTGCCTAAAGCACCTATCATGAAATTACCTGTTAACGCTGCATCAGGAGCAGGATCAACAGCACCTAAAGTTAATTGTGCTACACTTAAAGTGTTTGCAACAATAGTTGCATCACCACTAACTTCTGTTGGAGATCCTAAAGCTGCAGTCATTGCAATTCCAGTAACAGGTGCTGGTACATCAATACCTGGTCTTCCCCAAGAATTTATTCCCCATTGAAGTCTACCCCAACCTGTAGTGTTAAAGGCATCTACAGTTCCAAGACCCATAGACATTGCATTACCTGTCAGCATAGCATCAGGACCAGCATCCGCTGTTCCTAAATTTGCCGTCATAGAAATTCCTGTTATAGGAGGTTCTACTGCAATTATTACTGTTGGAGTTGTGGTAGCTGTAGTAAGAGGAAGTCCAGTAGGAATAGGTATAACATCTGTTTTAACAGATTCATTTCCTAAAGACGCAGTTAGGGCTTGTCCAGTTACAGGAACATTAACATCACCTAATAGGCCCCAAGTACCGAGACCCCAAGTTTGAATATTCCATCCTGCCATAGGAGCTTCCTCCTATTAGCCCGATATTCTTAGTATCGCTGCTGTTGATGTTGGTGCTGGAAACTGAACTGTAAACGTACCTGAAGTAGCTGTTTTATCTCCTCCGAAATCTAAAACACAAACTGCTGAATTAGTTGTAGCAGATGATGTGTTATAAATTAAAGCTCCTCTAGCTGTCAAAGTAACGTTTTGAAATGACAAGTCAACAAAGTCCGCTCTTGCAACACCAGCTGTTAAAGAAGTTGGCGCATTAACAAGTGCACCGCCACCAGCTGAATAGTTTGCTGATGTAACTTCCTGAGTAGGTGCAGAAGTTAATAGAGAAGTTGTTGCTGAGTTAAGAGTAGCTGAAGAAGTATAAAGAGCTAACTTATATTTATCACCACCAGATTGTTTAAAATTAGAGTCACCCTCTAGTAGTAATTT